CAAAGTTCACCTTCAGCTGTTTTCAAATGAGGGATATCATTTTTAATAGCAGATTCAGAGATGCTTTCTACTAAGGATTCCATTACACCTTTAGTACGACCTTTGATTCGAGTCAAATGTAATTTAGCTACAGATTCTACTTTAGCCGCATCTTCTTCAGTAGCAGCTTTATCTAATTCAGTTTTAGCTTTGTTGTAGATATCTTTAACTTGATCATTCTTTTCGTTACGATCTTCAATGAAGTTCTTTGTAGCGTCAGTAACACGTTGAACGATTTGTTTATTTACACCATCTGGAGTAAGCTTTTCCATTTTATCGGTGAATTCTTCTAATTTGTCATCAGTGATGTCTTTTGCTTCATGAGCACTAAAACCACAAGATTTAAGAGTTGTGATTTTAGAGTTCAATTCTTTACCAAAAGTATTGATAGCATATTTAGTCATAGCAGAAACAGAAGTTTCATCACTACAGAATGCACCAGAATTTAATTTAAGTAATTGGTCATTATTAGCACCTTTTACAGCACCGCAATACTCTACCAATTGATCAATGGTTGCTTTACCAGTATTTTGAGCATCAGCTCCCAAAGCTAAGTCATCAGAGATCTTAGCAAAGTTATTGTAAAGATATTGTTTTACAAAAGGAAGACGGTAGTCATTACCATCTTTAGGTTGTGCCATAGCAGTCTTAGCACCATCGAGATTACGATTAGAATATTTCTTCAATAGACTAATAGTAGCCTCGATTTCTTGGGTATTAATTGTTCCCATCAGATTGGTTCTCCTCTCCTTCATAGTTTTTCTAATACATCTACAAAGTGTTCTAATGTACCACATAAGATATTACCATACCAGCTAAGGAATGATAATATTTTTTGGAAGTATTTATAAGACTCTGGTACGATAAGTATTAGTATAGACCACAATAGCATTGTAGTATTCTGTGTTAGCATCAGAGCTAATATCGATGGATTCAATACTGTTTTAATTTATTACGCATTAATTCGTTGATATCATCACATGCAGTAAGATAATCACCAGCAATACGACGGAAAGAACCATAATAAATAATTTTATTCTTAGGATTAATAAATTTAGCAGGAGCAATAACTTTTTCTTCTAGTTCTTTGAATTTGAATTTTTCTTCACAAGCTGTTTTAACAGCTTTACGAATTTCTTGTAAACTAGCATCAGGATTATTATTCTTGAAATTGATATAATCTTCATAAAACTCTACAGAAGAGAAATTGACATCTCTATCAATATAGAAATTCAATCTTCTCATATAAGTTTCATCGAATAAAATATCAGGGATTTTTCTAGTCACTTTACCAACGATTGGCATTTCCTTGATGCGGTCGATATCAATACGCATTACAGCAAATTTTTCCATTAATTTTTTAATACGACCATTACGAAGTTTATTGATAAACTTCATAGCATTAAGAAGAAGTTTCTTATAATACTTAATCGCTTCAGTATATACACGATAAATAGCAGCTCTGATTTTGTCCATATCGAAAGCTTCGGTATATAAGTTCCTGGAGGAAAGATTGCTCATTTCCTCACAGGACTCGATAATGGAATCTAAAATGTAAGTATCCATTATATCACCTCAATTAGAATTTAATAGAGGAGATTACTTTTTGTGCTTTTTGAGTAGCTTTGTTGATAAGAGTTACTACAGCAGCATATGCTTTATGGAACATTTTGGAAGCAAATGGTTTTACGGAACCCAACATACCTTTAGCTTTTTCCAAAGCAGCACCACCAAGGCTAGTACATTTGTCGATACCTTTACGGATAGCACCTAAAAGTTTGTCGATGAGTCGTTCATCACCAGCTTCGGAGTAGATGGATAATTCTACATCTTCATTTTTGGAAGAGATTTTAGAAGAGATGAACTCTTTCAAGCTTGCACATTTAGTGCTGATGTATGTAGCTAAGTCTTTAGCGTTTTTAACAGCACCTTTAGCAATACCATTTAAAGCTTTCAAAGCTTCGTCTACAGCAGATTTCAATTTAGCTGTAGTAGTAGAGATAATGCTTTCGTTACCAGAAGCTTCCATGAATGCTTCGAAGTCAATAGCATCTTCATTTTTAGAAGTTACTTTTGCTTTAGCAGCCTTAGCAGCTTTTTCTGCTTTAGCATAGCAAGCAGAACCATAAGCACGAAGACGAGTAAGTGCATTGCTAACAATATCAGAAAGTTTATTTTTGATTTCTTCGAATGTAGCTTCGTTAGCAATTACAGCAGCGGATTCACCGAAGTATTCATCTTGGTATTTAGTAGCAAGGAAATCCATAGCAAGCATGTTTTCCATATCAGCATTAAAAGATTCAATTACAGTAGCCATATCAGGAGCTTCTGTACGGATTGTTTTAGTAATAAACATTAGTGTCCTCCTAAATCATATTGTTTGTAATTCTATCATCAGCAGTATTATTAGCTAATTTATATGTAATATCTACAGTACCATCATCTTTAGTATTGATATTGATGAATTCTGGAACGTCTGTAGAATCCACATAAGGATTTTCTGCTGGGTTTTGATAGATGCTTTGATACATATACCCATACTTATTCAAACCAACAAATTTGAAGTAAACAATTTGTTTATTGAAAGCATTCTTAACAGCTGTTGTAAGGTTAGGCATATGTAAGTCAGTGATGTAGTTGATATTTTCGATATACTTCTTAATGAAATCTGTAATTTCTGGAGTAATATCTGCACTATCAGCATTACGATACTTAATTTCAAATGTGAGACTGATATTAGTTCTGTCTAGATACAATTCTTGGTTAACGTTGTAAAGATTCGACGGACCATATGTGTTGAAGAATTTGAAATCAACACCAAACGAATCTTCCAAGATAATCAAAGCAGTTTGTATGTAGTTACGACGAATATCTAACATTTGACAAAGCTCTCTGACTTTTTCAGGATCTTGTAAGTAAGAGTGTTTTACTAATGGAACTCTTTTTAATTTAAATTTATAGCCACCATTATTTTTATCAGCAGCTAATGAGATATAAGATTCCATTATATTTGTGTAGTTATAATACACATCCAAACCAGTAACCATTTCGTAGGTATTACATAAAGACCAACCTTCAAGCCCTGGAACGATACTACCAATTTCTTCACCTAAGCCATATTCAGTATCAAATTTAGCCACGACGAAGAATTTAACTTTAGAGTTAGCTGGTAATAAACCTTCATTCTCTAATTCGGTATTAGGTACATACATACCCTTATTGATAGATAACCGTTGGTTTCTATCAATAACGTCAGTAGTATTGAACTCTAATTCAAAGTGGTAGGAATATTCATCTTCATCATAATCACCTTTACTTAAAGGATTAGCTTTGAAGTAGCGATATGGTGTATAAGTTACAGTACTATCTTTAAGTACGTTCTTAGAATATACCACACCATAGACTTGAATATCTTGTCTAGTAATTTCACCTTGTTCATCAGAACCAATGATATTGAAATCGGATGCGATGTTCTGCATTAAGTTCAAATAGATACGATATTTATTCCGTTCTTCTAAATTACTACTCAATGCATCACGTTTAACATTGACAGCCATATCTGGAATGAATTGAAGTTGTGAATTATTATTAATTTCAGAGAAGCTTAAGTTCTTAGAATAATTAAGAATATTCATATAGTAATTAACTAGGAATGGATCCTTATTAACTACAATCAAGAATGGGTTAGTATAAACAAACTCATTCTTAGAATTCAAATCAGCTATAGTACTATCTCCGATATTATAAGAATATCCTTTAGTAGAAATACCGTTGTTTACAAAGATAGAACCTTGAGGAAGGATATAGTTTGTAGCATTGGTATTTTGGAATATTCCTTTATCGAAAGATACGTCCAAAGTATTTGTTGGTACAATATTATTATCATTATTTTTCAATAATAGATAAGCAAAGAAGATACGGTCAATTTGATTGTGTAACTTCTCTAAGAATACCATTTTATATTTATCAGAAACTTGGTTGAAATAGTTTCTAATATCTTTAGAAGTAGTGATAGTACTTCTAGCAAGCATTTCTTTAGGGATAATCTTACGGATCTCTTTGATTGTTTTCTTATCTACTGCACCTTTGGAATCAGAATAAGGAATAATCAAAGCGTAGATATTATTGTAAGGATATCTTTCAGATGCTAATACATGAGTAGTTTGTGCTTTATATGCAAAGTTACACAAAGAACCAGATGTAGTAAAGATATGAATAGTAATATCACTATTCATACGTGGTTGATAAGAATCACGGTTAAATGTAATACGAATAGTAGAATCATCTACGTATTGATAGTTACAGTATTCTTCATTAGGTACTTGAGAATACAATCCATCATATAAACATTTAAGTTTATGAATCTTACCACCTTCATTTACTTCAATATAGAAATCAACTAATTGATTATTGAAAGTAAATGAAATAGTTTTTGTTTCAAGAGGATTAGTTACAATAATCTTCTTATAGAATCTATCATGAACTACTTGTCTAACTTTAGTTTGGATAGCAATCATTTGATCATCGTTTACTTTAACCACACCTACTGTTGGTAAGTATGGGTTAACGATGTCAGAATAAGAACTATTACCATCGATATCATATACTGCAGTATAAATCCATTTACCACTAGGGGTTTTAGATCTACGAATAACGATATCATAATCCAATCTATAGACGTAAGAAGTACCACGACTATCTCCAGTAGAGTTAATATTAAATTCATACTCTTTATCGAGTACAAATCTATCATTAGTCATATTTGCTATTAATGCACTCTCTGGTAAGAAGAGAGTTACGTTAATAGATGCTGGAGTTGCTCTAATATTATCGATACCAAGACTTAATGCATGACAGAGAACGTTACGTTCTAATTGAGCTCTAGTTGGATTAGACTCATTAGAATATTCTGCAGCCATTACAGATACATTCTCTAGGATATTAGAATGGATTTCATTTAGATAACCATATAAACCTAGAGCTAAAGTATCATCTGGGATATCGATATATTTAGCTTTGATAGAATCGACGAAGGCAGCTAATTCATAAATACTAGGAGTTATCGTATGATCACTTGTTTCTTCTATCAGATTATTAATGGCATCGGTACCATTATCGATAGCTTCATTAGCCATTTAAAGTTTACCTCCTATCGTTTTTGATAATCATAAGATTTATTTGGAACTTGATACCACTTCAATTTATATTGAACGATATCGGAATTGGTTGGTTTGTATTGTGTAACGTATGGACAAAATGCAGCCTCACCTGTTACATTTTGAATTGTCTCATCATAGATAGGTAATTCATCTGGTTGTTTACCATACATACGAACGTTACATAGCCAATTGAAATGATCTAGAATCTTAGGATTCATATCATCTTGGAAACTACCATGCCATGTAGTAGAGAAATGAAGTTGTCCATCAGCAGGCATGTCAGAGAAAGTTTCTCTTGGTACAGACTTAGGATAACAACCCAAGATACAAGACCAATGAATAATAGTTTCACCATCTTCACCAACGATAAATTTAAACAATGTCATTTGGTCTGAGATGATTTTATGAATTGAATATTCTTGGTGAGCTGGAGATACTCTACCTTCGGCTTTACGTTTTTGATAATGATCATAAGCTTTAAACCATAGGTAGCAATTTAAGTATCTATCATCTCTGAAGTCTAGAGAGAAGTCAGTATATTCATCGGATCTATATGAACTTTGACGGTAAGCAATTTTTGTACCATACATATTCACCGCAGATTCTATATCATCAGCTGTAACACTGTTTAGTTCCAAGTTGGATTGTTTATAGTTGGATAGGATAGGAATAAATGGATTTCTATTATCAAATCCAGGAGCTGTATATTGTAAGTTTGCTAATACAGAATAAGCATAACCACGAGAGACCATCATTCTAAAGAATGGATCATTAGCAATTTCTGGATTTAAAATACTTCCATCTTTATTTGCAGCATCTGCAGTAGTACGGAAGATATGCAAATCTGGTTTAGTGAAGAATACATATTCTCTAGTAGTCCCAAGCATTTTATATGGGTCCATTCTAGGGAATAGATAGAATGTATTAAAATCATCGAAATCATTCCGTTGGTATATACCATTGGCACGAATAAATCTAGCTAGATCACTAGCAGAGTTATCGATATCTAAATTTGTTCTTTGGAGCAGATCAGCATAGATAGCAGATCCATTAGTCTGTTTGGTTACTAGATTTTGTATCTCCATAGAGTTTACATTCTTAGAACCACCAGGCAATGAAGCATTGTCTAATGCGTTAAATTCCTGCTCGTTATATTCATCGATGTTAGCCATTTTTCCTCCTTTCTAAAGTTATTTTAATGTTTTCCCAATGTATTCCTACCAGCCAAAATGGCAGCCTTGTATTATAGTAATACTATTTACATTAAATTAAATGTGCCCATATATGGTCACTTTGAATCTTTAAAAAGGAGGTAACCTAATTAATGAATAAAAGAGATATTAATGGTATCCACGAAACCGTAATTAGTGATCTTGGTAAATTATTCGAGAAATTCGATGGTATCGATATCATTAAAAAGACTTTTGGGTCTAATAAAGGCAATATTAATTCTGCTAGTTCGATTGCAAAAGCAGCATCTAACTTAGTTTTGACTTTCCCAGTATTAGTAGATGAATCTGTATCTTTAAATACAGCTCAAATTCTTACTCGTGCTATCGAAGGTAAAGCTTTGGTTATGCTTCAACTTTTATTCTCGGCTATTTCCGTACAGTCTTTAAAAGATGATGAAACAGCATTTGATGTTATTGGTAAAATTCATAAGAATTTAAACTCTGATGATATTGAAGACTATATTCAACGTATGGAAACAATGGCTACAAATGAATCCTATGAAGCATTAGATCATTTGATGAAAACCATCCGAGAAGAAAACATTGCTATCGATACTTATACTTTTAACGAAAGCTATCCAGCTCCAATCGATGAAGATGCGAATAGTAAATCAATGAATGATGTTAAAAGTCGCACTACTGGTGGGTTTATTGCTGATATAAAAGATACTGATATCAAGAAAGTAAATAATATGATGCCTTCCGTATTGGTAGTTAAATTACACAATAAAAATAGCCAAATTACAACTAACGTTGCTGTCGGTGTAAAAGCTAAAATCCAATACGTTCCTCAAGATGAAGTAATTTATCGTATTTCTTCTAAGAATAAAGATAAAAACATGTTGTTCAACTTTATTCGTAGTACAACTCGAGAAATCTCTTTCTTGAAAGACTTCTTATTTGCTTTAGATAAAGCTAAACTCGATGCTATCAAAATCCAAAAATCTTCTAACAGTGTTTGGAAGATCTTAGAACGCCGTGCTGTTCGTAACAGAGTTAGAATGTTTAACAACGACGGTGGTTACGGTGGTATTGTATCTTTAGTTATTTCTGCTGATACATTGGCTACTCTTAATAAAGAATATGACTTCAAAGCTTCTATCTCTGAAGTTGAAAATCTTATCTCTCAATATAATCTCCTTGCATTCTTCGTTGCTGATGATGTAAATGAACGTGCTACATATTTATTTGATGATGCTAGCCGTCAATTTACAACTGTATCTTATACTGCTCTCGAAAAGACTGACAGTAAAGATTATAAAAAGATTATTAATCTTCTTGTAGGACAACGATAAGAAAGGATATTAAACATGCGTAGAGAAATTCAAGAAGCATATGATCAATTGCTTCCTAAAGATCCTGATACAATCATGACTATTACTTCTTTTACTGAAGAAGAACATCCTAAAGCTATGGCTGTATTGGCTAACAAATTGTATGGTATGTTGGTTGATAAACTTGAAGATACTGACTTCAAAGAAATTGAAGATTCTGATGGTGATATCACTAAATTCAAATACTATGCAAAGACTCGTGAATCCATTGCTGTTCTTAAAGAACTTGCAATTCAATCTGGGTCTGGTGAAGAAGATGTAAAAGATATCGAGAAAGCACTTACTTATCTTGAATCTAATAAGACTGTATTTATGAAAGCTTTCAGATTGGATATCCATATCTTGAAATATCTTTATAATACAATAGTAATGGCAATCATTGCCGACATCGCTTACTTCACAACAGTATGTGTAGAATTCGTTAAGAATCCTGATCATACTGTATCTATGGAAATTAGTAATGTTAAGAAATACAAAACTAAATTCTATATGGTCCACGAAGCTATTAGAAACTTCAATGGCATGGTGGAAAAGAAACAACTTGAAAAAGTTGCTAATGGTCTAATGAAAGTTAAATCTGAGAACTTCGGTGCTGAAACTATTGCAATCGCCAAACTTGTCGGCTTTTTCTTAGCAGCCCCTATAGCTATATTGGTTATATTGACTACAGTTCTCATTCCTATTATTCGTGAATTAGCTTACTTATTCTTTGCAGTTAGAGTAAGTGTATCTAATTACTGTGCAGTACAACAAAAATTGTTAGAAGCAAATGCATTACGTATTAAATCCAATGGTGGTGCTAAAGATGTAGCTGAACGTCAATTGAAAATCGCTGCATTCTTTGAAAAACTTTCCAACTTCTTTGCAATCAAAGTAGTTCCTGCTGAAAAGAAAATTGATAGTACTCTTAAAGGAGTTAAACCTCGTCTTACTAAAGATGAAGTTAATGGCTCTGATGATGATACTTTGACTTTATTCTAAATAAACAAATACTATTTGTTTGGAGGATATATCATCCCTATCCTCCTTACTTACTTATTAAGGAGGATATACATGTTCTATACTAAAACTGAACAAGTATCTGATAAAGCTCTTGGTATTTACGTTTCTTGTGAATCCGTAGAAGAAGCTTTGATTAACTCTATTACTGAATCTTATGAAGATTTGGCTAATTTCAATGAAGCTCTTGCTTCCTTCGATATTAAAGAACAAGAATTGATTTGTTCTGAATCTACTGAACTTGATGCTTTCCGTGAAGAAGCTGCTAATAAAGGCACTGGCTTCTTGGATACTCTTATTAAGAAAATCCAAACTCGCTTACATCAATTCGTTGCTTTCGTAATTAAAAAATACACTGAACAAGTTTTCAAAGGTGCTAAAAAGGTATATGGTGATTTGAAAAAGAATAATCTTGATGAAGCAACACTTAAAAATGCTTTAGAAGGTAAAGGTGTTAAGATCAAAACTTACGAAAACGCTACAACTGGCACTGGTATCCAAGCATTGACTAAATGCCTTGCCGATATCATTGATTCTTTATCTACAGTAGATGATATTTCTACTAAAGAAATTGATGAAAAATTTAAAGCAATTCTTGGTAAAGAAGTTGAAGTGGATGTAACATCTCAATTGATTGATATTAAAGCTGCTGCTACTGAATTTAAAGAACTTTGTGAAGATGCAGAAAATCGTCTTGCTTTGTTGCTTGGTTCTTATAAGACAGATAATGCCGAAGAAGCTAAAGAAAATGCTAAGAAAGCAAACTTTGTAGCTCTTAAAGGTCGTGTAGCTATCACTACAGCTATGCGTTATGCTGGTAAACAAGCTACTCGTATTGCTATTGCATACGGTACTGCTATTCACACTGCTAAAAGTGTAATTGCTAAAGCCAAATCTGAAGACGAAGAATAATATATTACCACTAGCTAATATTAGCTAGTGGTATACTTAATATAGATTAGAAAAACAATTTATTAAGTATAACTAATTCATCCCTTAGTGTATACTGAATTAATAATATTTTATTTAGAGAGGTATAGACTCTATGTTTATTACTAAAACTATGAATGAGTCTGCCGATATTGATATTCAACAATTTGATCTTGTAGATTCTATATGTGAATCTTATGAAGACTTGTTGAACTTCAATGAAGCATTGGCTCATTTTGATATTAAAGAACAGGAATTGATCCATACCGAATCTGCTGATCTTGACGTATTCCGTGAAGAAGCTATGGAGAAAGCAAAACAATTCCTTTCTAATTTGGTTGCTAAAATCAAAGCCAAATGGTATCAATTCATTGCTTATCTTACAAAGAAAATTATTTCTTCTTTAGAATTACGCTATAAAGCCCTTTCCAAAATCACTGACTTAAATAAACGGTTAGATGTATTTGCTAGTAGATACAGAGGGATATCTAACTTACCATTCGGTGGTATCATGGGTAAAATTCCTCAACATAAAGGAAAACCTGTAGAAATCTCTAACTTCATTAAAGTAGTATTTGATGAAATCTTACCTAAAGAATTGGATGTAATTACAGACATTGCTTTCAATAAAACACAAGAAGATCGTAAATCTTACGATTTCTCTAAACGTTTTAAAGAAGTATATGATGTTACCGATTACAATGGACCAAGCAAAGGTATCGGTTTTGGTAGTATCGAAACATTCGTTCTTAGAGTAGACGTTAAAGCAGCAATGGCTAATATCAAAACACATATTATGTCTGGCAAAGGATACATTGATGATGCTATGAAGAAATTAGATAACTTTAAAGCAGAAACAAAAGAAATTGCTAGTGCAGCTAACTGGGTAATGGTACAATGCCGCAAGAACTACCTAACTGCTGTAGTACGTGTTCAACGTTATTTCTATGCAATTGTTAATGCTATTCATAATATTGCATTCGATGCAAGTTCACATTAATCCCTATTATAAGAACAAAATATTAATTGTGATATAGTTACTTCATCCCTAACTATATTTAAATTAAATAAAAATCATTTATGATAAATATAAAGGAGTAAACTATGTTTATTACAAAAACTGTAACTGAGTCCGCTTCTGTTGAAGTGCCTGAAATGACTTTAGATCAATATATGGTTGAATCCGCTTGCGAGGCATATGAAGATCTTTTGAGCTTCAATGAAGCATTGGCTCACTTTGATATTAAAGAACAAGAATTGATTCATACAGAATCTACTGAATTGGACTCTTTCCGTGAAGATGCTATGGGTAAAGCTAAACAATTCCTAAAAGATTTGGTAAATAAAATCAAAGCTAAATGGAACCAATTCATCAACATGGTACTTAAAAAATTAACAACTTTTATTGCTAATAAAAATAAGAAGACTGCTGAAGATATTAAAGGTATCGGTGCAAACGAACTTATTGCTGTAATTGATGCTGCTGGTGCTAAACTCAAATACTTTGAAAAAATCAACTCCGTTGATAAAGTAATTTCTGACGTAGTTGACTTTGGCGATGCTGCATTCAAATTTATCGATCGTGCTAGTTTGGAAGAATTAAACAACTACAAACCTTCTGATAAATTCAAAGAAGAATTTGGCAAACCTGTAGTTAAAGACGTTAAAGGTAAAGAAGTATGGGAAGCATTCCAAGAAAGCACTAAAGCTGAAGCAGTAATTAAAAAATTCCAAAAAACTTTGGAATTTGCAATTGAAAATGCTGGTAAAGCTGCTAGTGGTGATGAAAAAGAAGCTGCTCGTAAAGTTGTATTGATTAACCTTAAAGGTCAACAAGTTATCAAACTTGTTCTTGCTTCTATTATCTCTACAGCAGGCTCTACTTCATACGTTCTTGGTATGGCTGCAGTTAGATTTGCAAAAAACATGAAGAAAAGCGATAAAAAATAATAACTAACAATTTCCCACTACCCAATATTGGGTAGTGGGTATTTTTATTTATTCTTTATTTATGGTTACTTTCGTAGATTTTAATTATAGAAGAAGCACTAAGTACGCACATCATAAAATATTTACGACACAATGCTAAATGTGCATTTGTAAGTTTAACAAATTGTACATATCTCCAATTATAGAATTTATGGAAGATCCCAGCACCTTTAGTGTTTTCAGAAAATTTACGCACATCTTCTTCTGCTTCTTTAAATAGACCATCTTTAGAAGCTAAATCTTTTAATAAACTTATAGCTTTATTAAAATCATCAAAGGAACCAAGCGGATAGATCAAATCGTCACCATCTACAATAGCTTCAAATTTACCTACATTCTTTTCTACTCTCTCTTTGAATAATTTAACTGTATCAGTTTGCATTATTTTTTCATGGTCTTCTTCTCTATTATTAGTGTAGAAAGATTGATGAGATAAATCATCTAGAATATCATTAAATTCTTTAGCCGTCTTTTCAATGAAATCAGCCAAAGGTACTATATAGTGATCTTTAATTACTGCTTTATGGAGGATTGTGCTAATTTTATTAGCCTTACCAGCAGGAACAGTATCATTAGAGTTATACCAAGTTATCGCTTTATTTAATCTATCTTTATTTTTAGATAAGTATTTATCTAATTGCATATTGAATAATTTGATAACTTGTTTATTAACCCATTTTAAGAATTGATGGTATTTCACTTTCAATTTAGTAATGAAATCATTAAGCATTTCTTTTGCTTTTTCCATAACATCTTCACGGAAAGCGGCAAGATCTACAGATTCTGTATGAATTAATTCCTGTTCTTTAATATCTAGATATGCTAGATTATCATTAAGGTTGATAAGATCTTCATAAGATTCGCAAATAGAATCAATAAGATCGAATTGATCAACCGATTCGTTCATTGTTTTAGTAATAAACATATCTTACTCCTTTATTGGAAATTATTTATTTTAATTGATAACTAGGGATGAATTAGCTATACTTAATAAATTGTTTTTTTTTGTAAATTCCCATTCCTGTGTATTTTATGAGCTTTTATCCCCATAACACTTATATAAATTTCATTTACTTTTGTTTTAAAGGAGGGTTCTATACAGTGAAACCTATTTTTACACAAGAACAAGCCTGCAATATTCTTAATGGTAATTATACTCGTTTAAATACAGATAAAGAATGTACAATTTCCAAAGCAATGTTTGCTGAAGCTGTAGAAAATATGGAAATCCCTGCTGATGTATCTAATGGTAATGATTTGGTTGCTGCTGTTTTAAATAAAGTAGCTAGAACTGAAGAAGCTATCTCCAAGAATATTTTATATTCTGGTTTGAAAGCAAATTCCACTAATACAGCTTGGGCTCCATTTAATGGTTATAGCTATACTAACTTGAACGATAATAAAACTCCAAATTTAGATAGCCTTAACGATGTTTTAGAAAAACTAGATTCTAGTATTTTCTCTGGTGTATCTGGTACTAGTACTACATACACTGTATCTAGTGATGAAGCAGTTAAAACTTTACATAAGACTTTCATTGAAACTCTTAAAACTATTGGTGATCAAGAAGAACTTATTTATGATAATATCTTCTCCAAAACTAATAAGAATGACGAAGATCAAGAGTCTTTAGGTATTAAAGCTTATACTTACTTCCGTGGCGGTAGTGCTATTGTTCGTGCTACTATTGATCCAGAAAAGAATGGTAAATTATATCAAGATATTAAAGGTGATGTACCTAATATCGTAAATGCTTATACTACACCATTCCGTAAAGCTGTAGCAGCTTTCCAATCTATTACAAATAAACTTAATAGAGAAGCTGTAGCTCCTACACAACAACAAGCAGACCAACTTAAATATGCTGCAGAAAAACTTTCTAAAGCTATTGCTTGTTATGTATCTTGCTACTTATCTAAAGCTAATGTAGTATATGCTGCTAAAGCAGATGCTATTGCTGAATTCTTAAATGCTAAAGATGCTTATGCTCTAGCAGATCAAAATATCACAGAAAAACCAGAACCAATGGATAAAGATTCTATCTTCGAATCCTTTGATTTCGATGATGAATTTGGTATTGGTATGATGGATGACGAAGAAGAACCTATTTATGCTTTAGAATCTTCTGCTATCGAATGTGAGTATGAATACTTGACTAAAGAATTATTACTTCAAGAAGCAGTAGATAAATTCTATGCTACATACTTCGACGATGCTAAATTAGTATACAAAGAAGATATGCAACAAATGGCACAACAAGCTGCTAATAAATTCAAACAAGCATACAATGATAAAGGTAACTTAGCTACTCGTTTCCGCAAAATCTGGGCTCAATTTGAACAATTCTTACAAAATATCTTTTCCAAGTTCAAAACTTCTATGGAAACTCGTATTAAAGATATGCAAGCATACATTGCTCAAAATGAACAAACTATCCGTACTAATGGTCAAAACTCTAATGCTATTGCAACATTCGGTGATTATAAACAAGGTTTGAAAAACATTCAAAATGTTACATTACCTGACATTAATCAATTGGTTGCTAATGCAGAAAAAGGTACCATTGCTTCTGTAGAAGATATTCAAACTCAAGTTAAAGGTTTCAGTCACCCATTCACTCCAGGTGGTGATAATAACTTCACTGAGTTCTGCAAAATCCAATTCTATGGTACAACTAATGGTAAAGTTGATCATCCGGTTAAAAACATTGTTGGTGATGCTATTGAATTCTGTAAAGACTTCAAAGGTTATAGTGATTTGATTGATAAACAAACTAAAGATGTATCTGCAGTTGAAAAACTTATCAGTGATAAACTAGATAAATTAACTCAAGTCGATAAACAACAAGACTCCCAACAAGGTAATCAACAACAACAATTACCTCCTGGTCAACCACAACAAACTCAAAGTGCTCAACCTCAACAACAAGCACAACAACCTGCTCAACAACAAAGCCAACCACAACAAACATCTCAACATAACTCTGTTACTTATGATGATATCAAGAATTACATTCAATCTTATCTAGAAGCAGATCAAAAAGACGAGGGTCCTGGTATGAGCATTAAAACTCCAGATGGTAAAGCTGTAACTTCTGGTGAAGGTAATGCAACTTCCGATCCAGAAAAGAAAGCTGCTAATGCTATCAGTACATTGGCTATCAATTACCAAAACGTAATGCGTTCTGTACATACAGCTAAAATTACTGCATATGAACGTATTTATGCTGACTATTCTAAACTATTAAAGAGCTTAGGTAATGGTGTTGAACAACCTCAAGGTCAAAATGGTACTCAACCAGTTCAAAACCAACAACCTCAACAACAACCTGCTCAATAAAAAAAAATGGAATAATAGGAGGTACCGAATATTCGGTACCTCCATATTCTTCGCAATTTATTCATCTCTTGTGATCTTGATAATAGGTTTATCAGGAGCATTAGTTGTAGGAGTATTTTCTTTTTTATCTTTAGGAGCTATACTTTCTATTTCATGGTCTACATATCCATTCAAATCAAATCCAGCTCGTCTACTGATATTATTTGCTTTATCAATAATACCAGATACTCTACCAGAACTTCTATTAGCTTGGATATAACTTATGGCTTGTTGTTTAACAAAATCACTTGTAGGTCTATTAGAACCTTTGAAGTCATTATAATCTTTATCTATCTTAAGACTATAATTCATAAGTTCAGTTAAGTTATGTAATGGAATATTATTACCCATTTCTTTTTCTATAATAGATTTAGAGGAAGCAACAATATCTTTCCAATCACCTTTAACCAATTTCTTAAATGATTTTTCATTTGCAGTCTTTTGGTTAGATTCAACTTGAACTTTACTTAATTGGATTCTTGTATTAACAGCAAACTTACCACCATGACGAGTAAATATATCAACCTTACGATTTAAAATAAATACACCATCTTTATTAGAATGAGCGTCATAGTTATGAACGATATATCTCTTATTAGGAGTAATAACTGTAGTGTCTAAACCATTTTTATTTAGAGTTAGACGTCTAGTATTATTCTCTATACGAGACTTAATATTCTTAACCATATTGACGTTATCATTCTCAACCCTTACAATCATTGTACCAGATTTATGTCTCCCTTCGGAGATATCTAGGTACGCATTAAAGCTAGAGATGCCCAAACGTCCAATTTTGGACAAGTCTTTAACGGTGTTGATGTCTTTTTGAATATCATCAAGAGAGTCAATGGAGAAGTCCAGGGACTTTACAGAATTGACTATATCAGAGACAGAAGACTTCATTTGGTCTAATGTCTTTCGAGCAGTTGCACCAATACTACGGATATCTTCTAATAATCCAGAACGTAAATCTTTTACTTGACCAATAATATTAGACTTAAGATCTTTCTTAAATGAATCCATAGATTGAACCTTAGGTTCTACAGCTTCAACTGCTTCTTTTACTTGAGAATTCTTAGCTTTATATTCAGCTATTTCTTTATTAACTTTTTCTACAACTTCAGAGAACTCTTCGTTATAACCACGAACGTTACCAACTACTAAACCCAATGGGTCAAGTACACTACCAGAACTTTCAGAAGCAATATAAGACTTAGAAATCTCATTAAAGATATTATTAATCTCTTGATTGATATCAACTATCTTAGCTTGAGCTTCTACTTCTTTTTGTACTATAGTAGTTAGTTCTTTTTCTTGCTTAGCTATAGTCTCTTTAGTTTGGTCTAACTCTTTCTTAGTAGCATCGATATTATCTGGTGCATTAATAGGAGATACACCACCTAATAAACCGCTAAGTCCAGTTAGTTTACCCATAGCTTGAGTAAGAAGTTGTTTATTTTTACCAAATTCTTCAGGTACTTTAGGAATACTCTTCTTAGCTTCTTCAAGTTCTTTGAATTTCTTATCTAGTTTCTCTAGATACATCTTCTTATCTCTAGCAGTTAAGACGTATTGGTTGCTAGCAGTATCACTACCAATATTTTCTGGAATAGCTTTAACTATATTGATACCTTTAGTAACTTCAGATGTACACTTATCTGCTACAGACTGAGCTTGCATTGCACAATCTTTAAGTTTACATTCTTGATCATAAGTATCACTAGGAATACCAGCCATCTGTTTAGCTTTATCTACTATAGTAGACTTAATACTATTTACAGTCTTCTTAATCTTATTCATTGCTTCATTGACTTGGTCTAGCATAACAATAGTGTTATTTTTAGACGGGTCAAGAATTGTAGCAATTTGATTATAAAGCTTTGTTGTATTATTATCGATTCTATATACAGTATCTTTTACATTCAAAGTAGCCATATATAGTTTCTTTTCATCATCAAACATCAAGCCTTCAATCTCAGCGGTCTCATCATCTATCGCTTTGATGTCAAATAAAACATCAGTAGCGGGTTCAGATGATTTTTGCACTGGATTACCAGATGTGGATTGAAGATAAATACAACCTGGTTCTATATAGAAACGATAATCAGTGTTATAAAAAACAGCAGTATTATTAAAGAACTCTACTGTCTTATATAATGATTCCTGAGGTGGTACAATAAGCTGAGGTATTGGTTCATTATGGTCAAACTTTTCTACTAGTAAAGGAGTAGATTTAATGAATGACAATATAGCATTAAATGGATCTGTATTGATAAAGGTTGTGTTATTAGTCTGCTTATTAGCAGTAATACATTCTTTAAACATAAGACCGATAGCAAAGGTTTCTAGTTTATCACTAGTATCTTTATTAAACCCAGCATAGTCAATATCTGTATTGTAGTTTATATCCTTATCAATAAAGTAAGACATTTCACCACTGTATGGAGTAATAGCTTTACCCTTTTCAGCTCCATCAGTACTATCTTTTTCTGCTTTCATCTTAGAAAGAGTCATAACGATAGTAGCTGTCTTAGCATGCTGTACCATCTTATCCATATCTTTCTTATCTATAGATAATCTGGCATACATAACTGGCATAAGAGCTTCTTCATAGTTATTATCCATGGATAGCATTACTATATTCTCTGGAGATATATCAAAAGTATCTACAGCACCTTTATCATCAGTATTTGTCCATTTCATACTTATATCATACTCATACTTCATCTAATCAAACCTCCTTTCTGATAAAAAATAAAAAAATAAAAGGGAAGCAAAGATGCTTCCCTTTATCAATTTGATGAACACAACTTCTGTGTCATCAAATTCGGGATCAAAGAGGTGAGTATTAATCATGGAATACATCACCTTCTTTATCCTCTTTTTTAGCTCTACGTTTTCCATTGATTTGTCTATTCAAGAAACGACCAATGAAAGACATTACAAGCATACAAACAAACCATACTACTATGCCAATTAAAACGGCACCAATGAAATATAGGAATGCATCACTCATACCTGACTCGATGCCATAGTTGTAATTTTTTCCCGCTAATACCATGTCGGCATACTGTTCAAAAAGAAATTTTGTCATTACATTGAATGCAACTAACAAAGATACAAAAGCTTTAAACAAGAAAGATGTTTTCATAATAAGATTCCTCCTAAAATAATCAAATAATACAATATGAAATATCCTTTTCACTATTATATTATATCATTGTAATTTAGAAGTATTACAAATCTTCTAAAATTATAGGATTATTCTTGAAATACTTATTATTTATCTCTTTAACTGCGTCTGGATCTTGCTTACGTTTTAGATAATCATCTAGTTTAGACTCGCTCATAGATTCATATACCAAGTATTGGTAGTTTATATCTATAGCCATGAATCTATCAACAAACTCTTGTTGTCCCATACTACATTTCTTTTTAGGATTAGCTAGATAGTAATCACAGAATCCATTATATAAAGCATTACAATCATGCTCTATACCAGATATTAGACCATTAATGATATCCAATGCTGTAGGTAGAGAAACTTTAGATTTAACACCTAACCGTTGAATACCATTTAATATCATAAGCATAGATATGAACTTAGGATTTATAGGGAATTCTGGGACAAACTTTCTGCTTTCGTATAAGAATGCATTGAGGCAAGTTATAGAGTTATATGAATATGAATTATCTTCAGCAAACTTTCTTGATTGTCTAGCCACTACAACTTCTGGGTTAGTACTAGGTAGTTGATACATGTAATGTGACGTCGATATTACTAAGTTAGCTGTCCTATCTCCGCCAAAATAGTTATGATCTAACATGTGTTTGATCATAATAGTAGCATCTACAGAACCAGCTTTAAAGTAAATATCAGGAAGATATGGACAAAGAAGATGTAATAGACTCAAATTAGACTCTATCATCTTATTGTAACTATCTCCCGCATCAGCAAAGCGTTTGTTATAATACTTATTATAACCAGCTAGTAATTTAGCTGACTTCTTATACATACCATTTGAAGCAACCAAGATAATCTTAGATTCTGTCTTATAGTATTTTCTAAAGAAGTTTCTTAAATGACCAGCGTAGTTGATAACCATAGAACACGCAACGAAGAAGTCATTAATTCTGACAGGACCAGTTGGTGGAGTTAAGAATTGGTATAAGTCAATAAAGATATTGACTTTATCTGCATTAGAATTAGCAAATTCTGTTTGAACTATTCTATCTAATGCTTTATAGGTAATGAACTTACCATGAAAGTACGATTCGATAGGAATCTGCTCTACTAATTTTACCATAATCTGTTACCATGGACCTTTCTTTCGCCAATGGTTTACTACTTTTTTGAGTATATTGTCACATTCGTCACATATACCAGATAGGAACCATTGTGCTGGGCTATTTACAGTCTTACCACAGTACCTGCAACTATGAGGTAGCTTTTCTGCTCGTAACATACGTTGAATACAACTACGACAGAAAGGTGCTCTGTGTTCAGCTGGTCTTATAGCATCTTCACGATCACAAATAATACAACGGAAGTACCATAAGACTACTCTAGGTGGAATGACATTATCAATCACACAAGTTTCAAATGAGCACTTACCATTGTTATCTATATACTTACATTTATAATCCCCCTTATGAGGACAGTCAATGAATTGTATAAAAGGACCTTTGGTATCACCAGTGACTTCGGTTTGAGATTTGTCTTCTAGAGCCATTTAATCAGCTCCTTTCTATTAAAGTCCACAAGCCTCTTTTGGATCATAGAATTCTTCAGATGGTTTACCCTTTGGAGCTTTCTTACCAATAGAAGCTAAAGCATCGTCAAAATCTTCACGATCTTTGATCGCATTAATAATTTCATGAGTATGACCAAAACCTTTTTCAGCCATAACTCGTACTAAATTATGAGGACCTTCTTCAGTTAAGAAAGTAACACCTTTATTAGCACGTTCAGAATCGATGTCAATAATCCATCGACGGATTTCTAGTTTTTCTGCATTAGAACCCCATGCTAATTTACGAAGCATGATTACAGAATTACCACGAGAATCAATAGGCTCATCAATATCACCTACGGTATAAGAAAAATCCATTTCTTTTGCCATGTTTTCACCCCATAAAATAAAATGAAAAATAATATAAGAGTGGGAGATAGTCATATGACTATCTCCCCAACCTTATACTTCTAAATAATTAGAATTGTTTTGTGAAGCTTGGGCTGAACGCATCTACGTCTTGACCGTTTGTTACGTTGAAGTTGGCTTCAACGATAGCTTCATTGATCTGCGTAATTTGGATAATATAACTAATATTGGTTTGACCAACCAATGGATAGTTATTGTTGCTTTCAGGACGAACAACGTTTACAGTGTAAAGGAATGTTTCACCTTTTTCGTTAGTACGGCCATACATCTTTTGAAGGAATTTAGGTAAATCAACGATGATTGCTTTGTAAGCATGAGGTTCACCACCGATTAAGGAGTAACCACCTTCAACAAAATCTTTGGAAGCGTTAGTCCAATTTACAGTACCATCTTGTTTGAAGTTGTAAATAGGATTGTTATTGCGGAAGTATACTGCAGGAATGATATCAGCCAATTTAGCTTGACCTTCATCAGTAAGTTCCAACAATTGACGGAAATCAGAAGTGGAGCGTTCAGTCATACGAGCGAACACACCTTTACCAATTTCTTTTTGTTTAGGAGTAACTACTAACTTAGTTTTACCTTCAACGCTTGGTTTGTTGGTCAAGATCAAAGTAGCTTTTAAGCCAGTCTTTGGATCAGGATACACAGTGCAAGCTACAACATCATCACTCACGCGGCGTAATGTTTGTGCAATAGATGCACCAAGATTGCGAGTAGTAGTATAGATGCTACCACTAGCAGCTTTGAATTCGATTGTGTCGAATTCTAATGGGTCTACCTTTTTTGTTTCTGCTGTTGCTTTTTTGTCGGTAGTTTGTTTTTTGTCGAAGTTAGTTAATTCGACGTTTTCTAAAGTTGCCATGTTGAATACCTCCTGGCGTTAAAAAATGGACCATGTATCACTGCCTGGTCCTACTGGCAGGTTCTAAAATTTGCTGAATCTATATTAGACTCATTACAATATAGTTCAGCGATAAATAAATTACGAATAGAGAAACGAATCTATGGGTTTAAGTGAACGATCAATAATGATGATGAATCACTTCTCTATTCAATAATATATTATATGATTATAATATTTTTTAGTGAGCGAAGATTGTTTCTAATTCTTCTTCAGTAAATGCTTGATCAATTTGAGACGCTTCAAATATGAAATCACCTTTGAGATATTTAAATACGAATAGCTTCTTCGTCTTAACATCTCTAATCAATTCATAATTATTTCTAATCTCTTTGAAGTTTACATCATACCAATACTCAGCACAATAAGTTTTTAGTAATTGGTATGAAATGATCATTTGAAGATCTTCTAAGCATTCTTGAGTTAATAGTACTACGTCTCTACTATAGTATCGTTCTATCTCTAGTTCATATGGCATAATACCATTGATTTGATCTATAGATTGTAAGAACGATGCTAAGTACTCTTCAAACGTATCTCTAAAACACGCTTTAGATAATAGATTCAAATCTTTTCTGATTTGATTTGGAATCAATTCCAATACAGTTTCTATATTATCATCAATATAGAATGCAAACTTGGTATATAGTCTATTGGTATCGGTAGGTAACATTTCAGCGATATCTTCATATACCAATCTATTCGTGCTTCTAGAGATTAGAATAGTATTGGTTATATCTACAGATGTTATATACCATTGGTCTTTTCTAACGTCATGGTATTTGAATACTAGATCATAATCATCTTTATTCTTACCAGTCCAATAGATTTCCATAAACCCAAATGGAATTAGAAGTTTATAATTGTTTTTAATTCTTTACGTTTAAGAACTTTCTGTTCTTTAGTAAAGTCTTCATCCATACCGATGAAGTCAAATAGTTCATTGCGAACACGATAGATATTTTCACTATCATAATACTTTAATCCTAATAAAGTTGATTGCATTTTATTCCTCCTTTCTTTTAAGCGAAAATATATCCGGTAGAGAATATTCTCTACCGGACTTCATATAGATATTATATAAATGAATTAATTATTATTACGGATATTACCGATCAATTGTTTAGTAGCTTTCTTTAATAAGCCAGAAGCATACTCAGTGTAGTATATAGCATTGTAGTATTTAAGATCTGGTTTGTATTTTCTATATTGGTATAATACAACAGGGTCAGTAACTAATTCTTTAACTAGTAATTTTACATTGGTTGGAGACCAAGTTACTTTAGCTAGTTTATTATCACCAGAAGGAATAATTTCTGGTAATTGAAGAGAAGGAGATATAACGATATAACCAAACTTAATAGGTTTACCATCAGCTTCTAACATTTCTTCTACGAATAGTTCACCATTATCATCAACTAGGTAATAGTATTTACCATGGTAGTCAATCATAACAGTATTGTCTTCTCGGAATTGAATTTCGAAGCTATTATCTTTGATATAGTTAGCAAAGTCATCTGGGATAGTATTGATTCTATCTTGGATACTATCAAGAATATCTGGTTCAATATCCATGATATCGATGATACTAATACGTTTGAATGTATTATTAATAAGGTCTTTAACTCTACCATCTCTTAGACGTGGAATATACCCACAACCTTCCCAGAGTTTATCTTCAGATCTATCTTTTAAAAGTAGTCTTAAGTTTTCATGAACAATAGGGAATTCGTTATTTAAACCAGAGATATAACGATTATATTCTGCTTTCCATTTACCCCAACCATTTGGGATTTCCATTTCGCTACAGATAGTATCAATTTCAGAAGGTAACATATCTGGTAGGTTTTTAATAGGACTGAATGGTATATTGAAAGTATAATAATTATCAGCTACTTCTTCTCTGATAGAGTCTTTATCATAATTTACTTTATCTTCATCAGCTTTATAATCCATAGCTTCTAATACAGCTGTAGAGTAACATATAGCATCTACAATATCATCATAGTGATGGTCAGTAGTAGCGTATTCTCTAAGCATCATCATAGCATTAATAGGATCAATATCTTTGAGTTTAGTCTTAGGTTCTTTTTGATAGATTATAAGCTTTTGAGAATCTTCAACTAGTAAGTCATGTTTAAGAGCTTTATAACGTTGAACGTTACCATGACCAAAGATAATTTTAGAACGGTCATCAACCACTATTTGCATATCTACCGGTAATGCTCTATATTCGTTCATATCGGTTTCTAGTTCTTCTAGAGTATCATAGTGAGGGTATAACAATGGTAAATCATTATTCTCACTTCTCCAAGAAGATACGATTTGGTAATCGATATCGTCTTTAGTTTGTTTGGAAGCTTTAGTAGGTGTTTTAGAATTTGCCATTAATTAAATCCTCCGTAATCTTAATACCAGCAATAGTGTTATAAAGTTTAGTAGAACGCATAGTTTTACTATTCATAGCATAATAACCATTAGCCGTTTCGAAGATATAGATATCATCGAGATCTGTAGCCATTCGTTTAGCTTCATTAGTAGTGACTTCTTCACCTATAGGCAATCCATCATGTAGAGCCATATATACTTTATTCATGATAGTATGCTTATCATTTTCAGTTTCTTCTTTGATTGCTTCTAAATCAATTTCTTGGAAGTCTTCATCATAGAAGATTTGGTCTTCTACTAAGTATTTACGACCAGTTACAGTTTCATAGATATAATCTTTACCTACAGTTTGACCAAGGTTATCGGTAATCTTTTTAAGAGTACCTTTATTTTTACCAACGTATTTAAATACTCTAGTCTTAACTTCTGGACTATTATCTACTAATTTAAGTTTATTATCTTTAGCATCTACTGTAATAGAACGTTTAGTAGAGATATCATTAGATACTGCGAATGTTGGAGGAGCAAGATAGTTAGTATGTACTGTAATAAATGGTGTATTCATACCAACCATAGCAGATGCTACAGCAGCGTTTTCATTATTAGCATTATCTAATACTTTCTCTGTAGTATTTTGAGGTACTTCACCAGGTGTAGTTGTATTAGAAGGACCATCTGTATCCTCAGGAGTCTTTGGTTCTTCTACAACTTCAACTTCTTCTTCACCTGTTTCCGGATCGGAAACAACTGCAGCAGCAATATGAGACTTAGTCAATACAATAGAACCATTCCAATCTTCAACTTCTTCTATTTTAAGACAGAAGTTATAATTATTAGCTCCATTAATAGCAATAAGAGCATCTTCAATCAATTTGTATTGTTTTTTATATTCATCTTCGTTATTGAATACAGAAGACAAATCAAACTTACCAATTTTCAATGTATCAGCATAACCGAAGATAAATTCATCTACGTTAGAACCAATCTTCATAGAAAGAATATTCTTTAATAGCTTATCGGATAATAATTTCTTATAAGCATCACAGAAAGGTTTAATAGCTTCCATTCTTTCTTTAGTAGCATCATCAGTTTCGATATATTCAATCTTAATATCACATTCATCTACTAATTCTTTGAATGTAGATACATACCGTTTGTCTGCTGTAGGCACACCAGTAGGTTGAGTTGGAGTTTGAATAGGATTCATACCCAATGCAGGAGCAGCAGCATTAGGTGCTTGAATATTATTCTTATTATTAGGATTAGCTACAAGAATGATAAGTTTTACATCTTTAAGATAATTCCAACGATCTTTAGACATTTTGATCGTAGTTTTATTCTTTTCTTCATCATATTCAAATAATACAGCAGGTGGATAATTGAGTTCTTTTGTAGACTTCAATGCATCTGCAATACTATTAGCAATAGGATAAGGTTCTCTTGTAGTTTGTCTATATTCAGGTTCAGAAATAATAGCGAAGTTAAGTGTTCTCATAAAGGCATCTTTAATATTATCGATAATACCTTCTTGGAAAATATCCATCACTAAATTCTCCTTTCTATTTAATCAAATTTAAATCCTTCAGAAGAAGGCTCTTGTTGTTGTGGTTGTTCTTCCGGTTGAGCAGGTTGTTGAGGTTGCTCTTGTTGTTGGTTATCTTTATAGATAAGAGGCATAACCTCATTAATCTTAGAACCAATCTCATTCTTAATAGAATCGAAGTCAAACTCTTCGGTTATAACTTCTACTGATTCATTAATACGGAATAAAGGTTTACCAGCATTGTCTGGATCGTCCATACGTTCTTTAAGAGCTAAGAAGATTTCTAATAATTGACCAAATTGATTATCAGTTAAACGTAAGTAGCTATATTTACCTTGAGCAGTGGTAATCATAGTTTCTTTTGCTTTTTGTTTATTACGATATTTAACCATGGTTCTATTATTAGGATTATCTCCACCATCTTTAACGTCGATTACTAGATTATATGGGATAATCATAAAGTCAGTAATCCACTTATGAGTTTTACCTTCGAATTCATATTCAAAAGTAGGACCAGGTGCCATGATATCATAGCCATCGAAGTCTAATACTTGGTCTAAAAATTCTAAGAATTTCTTTTCATAAGAACCAACGTAACTAAACTTAGTACCATCTTTGAATCTATATTCACCAGAGATACTTCTATTAGCTAACATTTTCTTTTGTTGTTCTTCATCGTTGAGAATATTATAAGTACCGAATACTTTAACCATATTCTTCTTATACTTTTCTCTTAGTTTATCTTTACAAACTTGTCTACCACAAAGACGTTTGTACTTATTAATCTTATCATCCCATGGTGTTTCTCTACCACATACGATACAAGTACCATGGTCTTTTTTATTGATATAATTAAATAAAACCCTTGCAGCTGTATATCCTTCTGGGATTAACTCAGAGTGTTTTCGTTCTATATGGGAGATGACTTTATCTTTTACATCACGGAAAGTGCAATAAGGACATCTTTCTTTTCTTTTTGCCATTAATATTTCACCTCACTAATTAGCTTATTAAGTCTTACTAACATGTTCAGAGCGTCATTATTTGTGGGTTTTACGAATATAGTAGGAAATTATAAATTAAACAAAATAATAAATTTTGTTTCAATGGAAGGAGGTAATCCCTATTGATTAACAAAGTTTTTGGTACGAAAACACTAGCTAAGGATCCTAAAGTTATCGAGCATAGTATTTCGATTAATCAGTTTAACCAACCACTCGTTTATACTAATGAGGATGCTACGGCTATTAAGTTAATAGAATTGATTCTATTAAGACCTGGCACATATCCAACTAGACCTAAAATGGGTGTAGGATTGGTTGAACGTTATAGATATACTTTCTTCGATCATTTATATGAACTGGAGGATGACATTACTAATCAAATTCGGACGTATTTACCAGAATTTGAGAGTGTTGATGTAAACCTAACTAAAGATGAGTTGAATAAGACACTGTTTATTACTATATCTTTGGATAGTGTGGCATATAGTTTGGTGTTTAATAGCCAGACAAATACCATTAGTGTTATCTAAATTTTCAGGAGGAATCTATTACAATGGCAAATGAAAATCAAACTGAAAAAATCAGCCTAGACGAATTGTTAGGTGCTGATGAAGGAGCAACAACTGAGACACCTGAGGTTACTACTGTTACTGCTGAAGCAACTCCAGAAAAAGAAGTTGTTGAAGAAAAACAAGAATCCAATGTTGTAACTCCAAATATGACATCTGGTAATGATGTAAAAGCTGGCGATGCAGTAGATATTCAAGATATTGCTAAATTCAAAGAAGTAGTATCTGGTAACGAAGAATTCGCTAGAAAAGAAGAAGAACTCATCGATGAAAATATTGAACGAGTTAAAGGTGAATTGACAGCGATCATGAAACCATTAAAAGATAAATGTATTGAAATCGCTGATGAAAAAGCTTTAGAAGAAGCAGATAAAGAAGGTGGCGAAGCTACCGATACTGACTTAGAAGACGATGGTCTTGGTGCATCCGTTCGTGATAATACTGAAGTTCCTAAAACTTCTAAGAAAGTGGATATCTCCAAAGCTTCTTCTGTAACTATTGATGATGATGACTTCGCTGATCTTGACGATGATGATGTTATCGATGACCTCGATGACGACGAAAAGAAAAACGAAGCCGAAATCAAAGAAGCAGAAAAAGCTGAAGAAGAAGCTCGTAAACGTTTTGAAGAAATTAATAAAATTATTTCTACAAAAATTAAACCAACTAAAACTGATTTGGATATTAATAGTTTCGAAATTAGTAGCCAACCTATCAATATTAATACATCTTTGGAATACAGTACTGCAGCAAAAGAAAATACTCTTCCTACAGCTACATCTCCATTGTTTGCTACTGGTCGTAATATCACTATGAGTGGTTTGACTGGTTCTGAATTGGCTCAATTCGTAAATAATATCTCCAATATCTCTTCCAGTAACCAAGCTATTAAAGATACTTATGCTTTGTTATACAAACACGATGTATCTGAAAATAAACCAAGCGGTTATGTAAACTGGTTACGTTCTATTGCTTCTGCTGACTTGATCCACATGTACTTTGCTCTTTATAAAGCAACCTTCAGTGGTTCTAACTACATTTCCTTCGACTGCCCTGAATGTGAAACATTCTTCATGACAGATGATATCCCTATGGATAAAATGTGGGAAGTAAATGAAAAAGCTTCTGATGAAGATAAGAAACGTCTTGATGACATTATTAAACACGGTGAAGTTGATGGTGGTATGGATACGTTCTCTGAAAAACTTATCGTTATCTCTGATAACTATGCAGTTAAACTTCGTCCATTGACTATCTTCTCTGATATCGAAGATACTTATATTACAGATGAATTCCGTACTAAGTATATCGCTATCATCCGTATTTCTCAATTCATTAAGAACTTGTACTACATTGATCGTGAACGTGGAATCTTGAAACCAGTTGATTTCAAACCAGATTCTTCTTCCGTTGCTAAAACTATCAAACGTAAAGTACAAGTAGTTGGTAAATTCATCAACTCTTTGAATTCTGACCAATTCTCTATCTTAAATCATCACATCTTTGATCTTGAAACTAAAGTCAATGGTACTGATGATGTAATTACTTACTTCATTCCAGAACAAGAATGCTTGGGCACATTCAAGAAAGGCGACTACGCTGGTCAAGAATGTACTCATAAATTTGAAAAACAAATTATGCATCCTCTTAACATGCTTTTTACACGGCATCAATTGGGACTCCGGAGCATCTAACACAACGATTAGTTTCTCTACAAACTTATTATCGTAGTGGCTTCAGCTTAATTGATGCACCTGACAAATCTATGGCTTATATCCATTCGTTGTATTATCTCCAAATGAAACGTCTAGCACAAGAGAAGCGAGAAAAGCTTCTTAAGTCTATTCAAGAATATAAGCAAAATAGACTAAATCGGGCTCACAGTAACGTTAGAAAATCTACTCGTGATCTCTACTTAGAAAGACAAGAACAAATGGTTCAACGTGGACCAAATAGGAGGTAGACAGTGATAGTTTCTGAGTTCCTAGAGAATATCTACAAGAACAAACCAGAAAACGTTATATTTACTAATATATTTGATCATTGTATGGTCGTTTATACCGTTTTCAGGAAGTATATTACTGAAGACACGGTAAGTATTACTGTCGATTCCAAAAAGCAGTTAAAAACTCTACATGTATATTTACTTGCAGAGCACAAGAGATTCCCTATGAATATATGGCTACTGTTTACAATAACCAAGTAGTCCATTTATATGGTAGCGACTTTACCATTAAGACTAGTCTTAATAAAGATGGTACTGCGGTTATTAAAGTAATTAGAATGTGACCATAAAGCGGTATCCAATATTGGATACCGCATTCTCTTTAACAAATTATTAATTTATAGAAAGGAGAGAAAATATGGCAAAGAAAGATCATCTTAAGGTAGAACTTCTTGACATTGATGCTTTTGTCAAGGATAACAATCTTAAAGAGATTACCAACCCTATCTTCTTTAATCAGAATAATACACCAACTCCAGATGGGTTATTATCTAATGAAATATTTGGTATTACCAAAGACAGTAGAGCAACTACTTTTGCATATATCAACTTACATGGATATTTCTTAACTCCTCTAGCTTATAAAATTTGGCAACGTATTGATAGTAAAATTACTAGCTGTGTATATGGCACAGAAACCTTTAAAATCCAAGATGGTAGATTAGTACCAGATCCAGATGGTGGTACTGGTTTAGACTTCTTACGAGAAAACTTTGATAAGTTTGAATTCCAAAAGAACAACTCTCGTATCCGTAATAAGAATATTGACTTCTTATTGAAATATAAAGACCGTTTGTTTATTAAAAACTTTATTGTTATTCCTGCATTCTATCGTGATATCAGTACTACTGATAAATATGTCGGTGTAGGTGATATCAATAAGTTATATAATAATATCCTTATTGCTACTAGATCTTTGATTGAATATGAAGATTATGGTTTAAGCATTGGCGATTCTATCAAAGGTAGAATTCAAGATAATTTAGCTAACCTTTATGAATACTTCTCTAAAGATACTATTTCTGGTAAATTTGGTTTGATTCGTAATGCAGCTAGTTCTAAGACATCTGACTATTCTGCTCGTCTAGTTATTTCTTCACCAAACCTTCGTACAGAAACTATTGAAGAATTTAACGTAGATTTAGATCATTGTGCATTGCCACTAGCGTCTACTATCACAAACTTCTATCCATTTGT